ACCGATTATCCAGGTCATAAGAACCAACAGAGGTGACGTGACCTTGAGCAGTAACAGTGATGTCTTGAAGGACTACACCATCGCTGTTGTTGACTGTGGTGTTTGCACCTGTAACGTTATGTGCAATGGTGATCTGACCGCTGCCAGGAGTGTTATCGCTAATACTGATATCAGTACCAGCTACAACATCACCAGTTAAAGCAGCATCAATTTTGCCATCTACACGAGCATCAATTGCACCTGTAGTTGCTGCGTGGGCGTTATCTGAAAGCCAAGTTTCAGCAGAACCAATAAAACCACCAAGAGCACTGAGATCACCAGTACCGCTAGTTAAAGCATTATAGGTATCGCTGAACTCCTGAAGACCATAACGAATCTGGTTATCAGCGTTATTAAGGTCTTGAGCTGTCAGTGTTGATCCTGGTGTGTAAACAACAGTTGCATCAGCAATATCAGTTACACGGTTAATAACAACCGTTGCTCCACTTACAGAAGCATTGAGGATGATTGCTGTTCCAGCGGTGTTAAAGGTGTAATCAGTACCTTGAGTTTGAAGGACATTATTAACAGTTACTGAAATATCCGATTGCCGTAGATACGGAATTGGATCTCCATTGCTGTTAGTAAGAGCAAAGGTAGTACCAGAAGCGCTGGTATAAGTTACAGAAGCGTAAGCCATTACTGAGCACCTCCGGTCTGGCGTTGATTCAAGATGAACTGTTTCATGTCCTCAGGCATTTTGTAACGTTGACCTGGATTAGTGCCCATTAGAAATTCTTCTTTGGCAATATCAACCAGTGTACGAACATAATCGCTCAAAATTGTACGCCTCATATTGTTGTCTCGATCCCAATCGGCCTGAGCGATAGGAACACCGAAAGGTCCTACCGTCATCTTAAATGGGCTATCTACAGAGGGATGTTGAGTGTAAATAGGAGACTTAATTAAGTCTTTAAGAGCGCTGTAAATACCTTTGTGAGTTTTGTTAGTTACTGGGTCTCGGTATTCAAATTCAGAGTTCAGGAAGTGGTTGAAATCATTCAAGATGGTTTCGTTAATGCCAACTCCATCGCTGTTGTAAAGAGAAGTCCTAGGAGGAGCGATGAGGTTGTAAACCATCTCCTTAGCTACAGGATCACCGTCAAGCTTGTCTGGGAACGGCCAGTAACGACCTAGAACAGCCTGCAGGGGATACCACTTACCAGCGTGGTTAGCGTTGATGGTTTCGCCTGGTTTACCGTACCAAAGGGCTTTCCGAGAGCGAGCTTCTGGTTCGTTTTTCATAATGCTGACAACAGCATCAGCAAGGAACCCAACAGGGCTGTATTCAGAAGCGATACCAAACGTACCAAAACCAGTATCAATAGCGCTGTTTACAACGTCCTGAATGGTCATACCCTTTTCGCTCATCGAGCCTCGCTCGTACCAACCACGCTGGACAAATCGTGTAATAGGACTTGCTGGTTTACGAGGGTTGATACCTTGAGTAACGACCTTACGCAGGTTGAGGTAGGGATCACCAACTTTGGCAACGCTATCGGCAAGGATCTTTTGAAGACGACTGATATCACCAGTACCAGCAGAGGTAAGAGCTTTGATTAGTCGATCCATACCAGCAATAGCGGGAGTCTCCAAGATGTAGTTAGCCAGTGAAGCAACACCAAGAGCCATTAGACCGCTTGTATCGCGTCCAAGGGCAAACTCATACAGGTCACGAAGAGTGGCTTGGAACGCCAAGGTGTTGCCGTAGAAAGGGAAATAACGATACGGCCAGCGTTTATCTCCAATCTTCATGGTGTAAGCATCCACAGCACCTGAAGTTTCTCGATAGGTATTTTCAAGACCACCAGTGATGTCTTGATTACCGTCTCGAACGTGGAAGAACGCAAGCGCTTGTAGACCAACAGCCATAGCTAAAGCACCTTGAGCTTTGGTACGAACTGCAATGTCATCACTGAAATACTTACTTTCAAAATCAGTGATGTTTTGCTTGAAGCCAGGTGGAAGAATATCAAGCACCTTTTCAGGAAGTGCTTTAGCTCCAAGGCGACCAACGTCCGCACCAAACCGAGCAATTTCTCCACCAGAAGCAATCATCACAGCCCTTTTAACACCGTTAATAGGCGATACAAGGAACGGGAACAAGTCACGTCCAAAGGCAGCAACTACTGGGTTATTAGATTGACGGAGTTTGTTGATGGCCCCCTCAACGTCTTGAAGAGGTCCAGTAAGCTCTTCAGTTAGGTTTACAGCTCTGGTGAGGCCAAGGATTTGACCATCCAATACTGAGTAACCAATCGTGGTTTGATCAAAACCAACTTTGACTGGCTGGTAAAGACTATTAAATTCTTTATCTAAATACTTTGCAATTTCATCTGCACGGTCTGCAATATCCAACGTGCCTGCAGCTATCTTTTCGTCTACATCACGAATTGCTAAAGCACGAATGCGAGCATTAGCAAACAGTGATGTAACTAGTTCGTCAGCAGTAGCGGAAAGCTGTCCAAAGATAGAAAGATTTACGTTTTCACCACCAGGGTAGTAACTAGTCTTACCAAGACCCATTCCACGAAGACCTGTAGTGCTAAGCCCCAAAATGTTCTTACCGACAAAGCTTCGCTTATCCCACGCTTCACCAGGCATGAAGTAATCGTGAAACACCTTCATCAACACACGGCTCTTATTGAGGGTGTCGAAAAGTTCTGCATTTTCTTCACCACGTTCAATGACGTAGTTGAAGAACGGAGTTTTGATTTTGGTAGCAGCAAGATCCTGAGCAATAGCTTCTTCCCTGCGCAACCCAGCAGACTTCTGAAGCTCGTAAGCAGCTTCTGCAGCTTGCACAGGGTCAGTAATAGAACGACCAAACACAAAGCGGTTGTAGGTGGCGTTTAGGGCGTCTCCAATGGCGTGACGCAGCACCAACAACGTATCCATTTCAAGCTTGGCTTGCTGGAAGCTTTCAGTAGCTAATTGAGTCTGTCCAGTGAATTTGGCTAATGTACCAGTCAAAATGTTTCCAATTGCTTGACCAGTGATTTGACCTGCACCTTCAGGGATACCTTGAAGAGGAATCGAGAAAATGGTTGCAGGGTTAGACAGTGGAGAGCCGACTTGAAGGCGAGCAAGAACTGCATCACCAGTGAGTTCAAGTTCCTTGATCTTGGTAAGGTCACCTTGCGTTTCATAAACCTTTTCTACAAGACGCTCTAGACCTTGCATTTCTTCATCAGTTAAATCTTCACCAGATTCAATCTTTTTAAAGAAATTACCAAAGGTGTTGTTTAGTTCAGCTTTAGCTTCACGAGCGGCTTTGCTTACATCTTCAGCAAAATCAGCTGAATCTCCAAAGCTGGCTAGTTGACGGTTTGCTTCACTAAACAGCTCTTTGGGATCAGTTGTGGAGAACCCAAGACGGTTACGACGATCAAACAACCGAAGACCGTTACCAAAGGCCTCAAACAAAGATTTAAGTGCTCTTGCGTTGGCAATTAGAACTGTAAAGTTGTCCTTAAAATTTACAAGAGCAGTAACACGATCAAGTCCATCTACCTCTTGACCTTTCAAAATCCTTCTAAGATCTCGTGCTGATTTCAACGCTGCTTGAGCGCTGTCATCCATCATCGCTTGTGGCTCCATTAATTTGTGGAAATTACTAGAGATGTATTTTCCGTATGCCTCGCTTTCAGCAAGTAGTGCCAGTTTTCTTAGTGTTGAGTTACCACCAAGAAGAGTGGAAAGCCTTCTAATAGCAATTGCGTATTGCTGAGGAAGGATATTTTTACGTTCATCAAGCAGGTCTATAGCAGCTTTAACAGCAGCAGCGTTTTCAAGATCTGAAGTGTATTTAATTGCGTTAGTGCTGTAGATGGCTGTTGCATCCTCAGCTAGATCAGTACCATTTTCAAGATCAGATTTAATCAGTTCTTGTTGCTTGGTAATAGTCTGATCAACACCGGCCAAGAAGTTATCAAGATCTTCTTTAGTAGCAGTTGGATCTTGATACTCACCACGATCCCTATTGATCTCTTGAACAGTCTCACGAATCGTAACAGCTGGTTCATCACCAGGAGTTTCGTTAGCTACACGACGGACAGCTAGTTCATCAGTATCAATCTTGATCTCACCAGCTTCATCGACTGTTACAGGTACCTGATTCTGGATAGGAGCTTCCTGCCTAGGAATTGCTACAGCCTCGTCTACAGCCTCTACAGGAGGCATCTGAACGCCCTCAGGCATCTCAGGGACCGTAGGTGCTAGACCGCCGTTCTCAATGACTTTGTTTTGAACAGCTTCAACACGCTGAACAAAGGTCCGCATGAACTCAGGGTTCAGGTTCTCAGAAGCAACAGCAGCTTCAGCAGCGTTCAGAATGTCTTTGAGTTCACCGTAAGCTTCACCAAAAGCATCGTTCAAAGAAAAATCACTATTGATTTCATCTAGACGGTTCTCAGCAAACAGTTGATTGTTACGAGCAGTAAGAAGTGCAATACGCTCTGCATCTAGCTCATCGAGAGCATCGACAAGGATGCGAGCATCGGTAAGAGCGTTCTTGAAACCAATAGAGGCATCAAAAG